TTCGGCGTCCTCGCCCTGTATGCTGATCGCCTCTCCGACGTTGGCCCTTGCCGCCACCCAGTCGCCGGGCTTGGGAGGGCCGTATGCTCCGTACATGGCATGAAGATAGTCCGCATCGCCGCTGAATGCGGACGGCCCGAGCTGCAAAACCATCATGGTCTTGCCGGAGTGGATGTCCTCGTTCTGCTTATCACCGGTGAACTCCAACCCGGCTCTGGTGCGGCCGGGGCGGACATAGACGGCGCACAGGACCTGCCGCCCGAACACCATGCTTTCGCTGATGTCGCCTAGCTGACGAAGGATATGCTCATGCGCAACCGCATAGTCGTCGTGATGCCAGCGGTGCAGATGATCGTATGTGACGCTACCCATGAAGCCCCTTGTAGATTTCCTGGATGATGGCCTTGGCGGCGTTCAGGCCTGCTATCCGGCCCTGGTACAGTCTGAGCACCGCGATATCGGCTTGCGTGTGTTCCACCAGATATGAGGTGCATTGTGCGATCTCCATATCGATGGAAATAGCGATCGCCTGTTTGAACTCGTGCGTAGACACGGCGGACTACCTTCCGGCGGTGATACGGAACGGGCCGTAGTCGCGGCGGTCGGGGACTTCGATGTTGATCGGTTCATCGCCCGGCAGCACCGTCTCCCCGGCCGCAATCTGGACTGCCATGATGGCGGCCTGGCGGAGTGCTTTCGGGTCTATGGTGCTGATCTGGGCTCTGGCCCCGTCGAACTTAACCAAGCCATGCGTCGCGGTGACAATCGCCGATTGCAGGTTAAGAAGCGCCGGTGCGCTGATCACGAGCATTCAAGGGCCTTGGCGTGATTTCCCTGCGGCCACGGATGCTGCTTGACCACGACCAAGGCGGCCTCTCCATAAGCATGAGAAATCGCCAATTTCAAAGAGTGCGCTAGCACGGTATCGCTGTCATCACGCGGTTCGGCGCCGATAAGAAGACCGTTCTCATCACGCAGACCACGCACCGCCGCCCTGATGGCGTGCATTGCGGCCATGAAGTTGGCTTCGGTTAGGTAGACGCGATCGCTCATAGCGCGCCACCGGCCCTACGGCGATGATGCTCACGCACACGCACCTCACCGCCGTCTTTCTGCCCCGGCGGCCGCATGCCTGGAGGCGGCATTCCGGCTCCCGGAGGGGGCGCCATCGGCGGTCGAGGCGGCATGGCACCGGGGGGCATTGCGCCCGGAGGCATACCGGCACCCGGAGGCATCGCGCCCGGAGGAGGCGCCATCGGCGGCCGCGGAGGAGGAGCACCGCCGGGGGCGCCATGAGCCGCCATCGCGGCACCCTTCTGCATTCCGATCTGCATGCCGGCCTGCACGCCCTGTTGCTTCGCCATCTGCTCCTTTTCGGGGTTGCCGATGGCGATGTTGACGGCGCCGATGTGATGGCCCTTGCCACCTCCGCCTTTATGCTTCGGCTCCTCGCCACCGCGGGCGCGACCGTCCGCCTCACCGCTATCGCCGGCGTCGCCTTCCTTCATGTGGCCGGAGTATTCCTTGTCGTCCTCGTCCTTGCGAAGATGCTCGGACTCGCCGCCGCGGGCACGGCGGTCGGGGCGATGCTTGGAGCGTTCGCCATCCACGGCGCCGCCGGCCTTCAGCTTCAGCTTTTCATGATGGCCTTCGTGCTCGGCGTTTTCGTGCTGGCGGAGTGCCTTGACGATAGTCCGCTTGGCAATGGCGTGGACGGGACCGCCCTCGGCATGACACTCGCCGCCCTTGGAATAGCCGTGCCTGCTAAGGAAAGAATGCGCCCGTTCCCGGGATTCCGTACCATGATCACGCATGAAAGTTCCCTGCCTCGCCTTGCCGCGCCCCGCCGGGCCCTGCCTTACCGGGCCTTGCCACGCACCTGAATGTGTTCCGTTCCGGCCATCCGGGCAAGGGTTCCTGCATCACGGAAGACCCTCCACGATGACGGTGCCGCTGAATGTTCCTCCGCCTCCGGGGTAGACCTGAGCCGAATTGACGACCCCGCCGGCATTGCATGCGCCGTTAATGAAGTTTGATACCCAGAAACTTCCGGCATTCAGCCCCCATGAGCTTCCACGCATGTAGTATATGCCTATGAAACCGGTGTTGTTGTATCCCGGATATATGTCGAACGAGGCATCGGATGATGCTCCGCTTAGGATTGACTGAGTAAGTGAGAATGCCGTCGATGCGTTGACTGAGTAGGTGATTGAGCTTGTTGACGTGGCCCCGCAGTTAAGGAGTCCCTCAACATATTGGGCGGGGCTGCTCAGGAATGTAGAGCCTCCGTTTATGGATAGCTGCATGGAGATGTTCGATCCGGAAACCGACGTGCGGATGTTCTGCAGCGTCATCCTGAAGCGCCTGAACGGAGTCGGAAATGCGACGAACTGCGCAGCCGATGATGCCGGGGAATAGATTGTCGTCTCGCGCCATCCGGGCCTGGTGACGTAGCCGATGTTGGTTCCATCGCTGAATAGCATGGCGCGGTCGCCTTGCGGCAGGCTGACCGAGGCTCCGCCTCCGGCCGCGGTCTGGACCGTGACGTAAAAGTTGCCGGTCGTATTGTTCTGGATGATCCAGAAGCCCCCGACCTGGGGCATGATCAACGCCACGTTCGCGGTCAACAGGCCGGTCAGGTTGATATTCAGGTCCTGGGCCTGAGCCGTCGTCAGCGTGACGTTCACCCCGCCGGCCATGTTGATGGCGGAGGTTCCGCCAAGGACGGCATCCAGGATCGGAGGATTGAGGTTAATTTCAGGCCCCCACAGGCCGATATCTCCCTGCACCGTGGGGATTGCCAGACCCAAGTTAGGGGTAAAGGTTGCCACCTACCGGGGTTCCTCCGGGTACTCAATGACCGGTCTGGCGTTCGGGTGTTCGTCGCAATAGCTATCAGCGAACGCCTGCGCCAGTTCCAGAGTCCCGAAGTTCTCCACGACATCGATCGAACGGCCCCCGGTGAGGGAGCCGTCGACGTAGTTCTTGATCCGGACCCTATACATTACCCGTCTGTCCCTCCGCCGCGCCGGCCGGCGCCGTCAATTGCTGCTGCTGTTCATGTTGGTGGTCAGCCTGCTGCTGTACGGTGGCATGTTGGATGTCGGCCGCCTTATGAACATCCGCCTGTTGGCGATCCGCCGCATCTGAAGCGGCTTTATGAGCGGTTTCGTGGACCGTTCCGGCCAGATCGTGGGCTGCCTTGATGCGCGCGGCTTCCAGCGACATCGCCGCGCGAGTTTCGGCGGACTCGCGGTCGGACTGGCGCTGTTGATCCTCGGATGCGAGCTCGGTCATGCGCTCCTGGTGTTTGAGGCCTTCGGTCTGCTGTTGCATGCCGGCTTTCTGCTGGTCCGACTGGGCCTTTATCTGTGCCGCCATAATGCGCGGATCGGGCGGTGCCGGCGCGGCTTGTTGCTCGGGTAACGTGAATTCCTCCGCACGTTCTCCGGTAAGTGCTTCCACCAGAAGCTGCCAGATTGCGCGCTGGTTGGCGACACCCTGGAACTGCGGTTGCTGTCCGGCGGTGACCAGAGCCTGGACCTTGAGGAGCCGGTGGATCTCGCTCGGCGTGTTCGGATCGGACGCCGGCACCAACTCCGGCGACATGATCTCCTCGGCGATCTGCCACTTGCGGGCCGGACGGCGGACGCCGCGGACCAGCGCATCGGGGTCCTCGGCGAACAGATCGCGTAGCACGGAGAACTCCTGTTGCTGCGCGATGTGGGTGTCCTTGTGTACCGAGCCGCCCACCTGTGAGACGGATTCGATGTAGGCCATGATGGTGCCGACCGGCGTATTACCGAGCCGGCCTTCTCCGACCGGGATTTCTACGACGGACGACACGCTCTTGACGTCGCGCTCCAGCTTTTCGATCAGCGCGATCACTTCCGGCGACGGCGGCCGGTACGGCATCCCCATGAACATCTGGCGGATGTCGGTGAATGAGCCCATGCGGATCGGCACGAACTCACCGGGATTGGGGCGGAAGACGGTATTGGTCTGCCCGGGCCCGGTCTGTCCGATGACACCGCCGGGGAAGTTGGAAAACAGGGAACTATCGACCGCGGCCCGTTGGATCATGGTGGCGGATTGGGTCGGGTTGCCGACGAGATGGATCAGGCCGATGTCGTAGTATCCGAACGACGGGATGAAGCCGAACTTGATGTATCGCCGTCGCGGGTTGTGGTCCTTGTCGCCCTTCTTCCAATTCCGTCTGATTTCCAGGACCTTCCTGGAGTCGAGGTCGATCGAGACGCGGTAGGGCAGAGGATATCCCGGCTTCTTGCCGGTCTCGTCCTTGTCAAGCTTTTCCAGTCCGCCGTCCAGGCTATCGACGGTTCCGGAGCCGAGCTCGGTGTAGCATTCATATACGGTGTGCTCGTAATCGCCCGGCAGCGATGACACCGCGGCGATGCCCTCGGTTTCCGAGACCGATAGCTCGGTCGGGGACGGCTTCGCGGTCGGGCGGACGAGCTCGATGTCCAGGTAATGCCCGAGCTTCATGAGCCGGCGCATCGTTGATTGCGAGGTCGGGATGCGTTCGGTGCGGCGGGTGCGTTCGGAGAGATGGGAGGCGGTGTTGGCGATAATGAAATTCTGCGCCTTCACCCAGCGCGACACCGGGCGGCGCAGCAGAGGATCGCGGTAGACCTTCTTGAAGGCCATGCCGATCAGGATGCGGTGCATCAGCATCTGCGACGTGTCGGGATAGTACGGTTCGTCCACCACGGTCAGGTAGTGGTTCATGTCCACTTCGAGTGCGCGGGCCAGTTTGTCGCCGTCCGAGCTCGGGGTCATTGACGGCGGCACGGCAGCTGCTATGCCTGACGAGTTTCCTATCCTGGCTGAAACTTCGGAAGGGACTGCCCCCATGGTTCCTTCCGCCTCTTCTTGAGGCGAAGGTTCCGGCGGGGTGTCACGGCGTACCTTGACCGGGCCGGTCACCGGCAGGCATTCGGCTCTGGCTATGCCCCAAAGCTTCATGGCGGCTTCCAGCATGCAGGTCGCAACCGACTTGCAGACCGTCCCGTCTACGCTTACCGATGCCGAGGGATCTTCCAGCTTGATCCCTAGATAGGATGCCGTACGGTTGACGGTCTCCTCCCAGTCCTTGCGGGAGAGCTCGTCATCCTCGATCTCGCGCAGCAGCTTGCCGGCCAGGCCGTTCAGCTCGTGCTCATCGACTTTCTCGGCCAGATTGCGATCGAACGTATCGTCCGGACCTTCGTCGTCGTCTTCCTCATCCATCCTGTCGAAGACGATGCGCAGACCGCCGCCCTCGGTCTCCTCGCTGGTGAACGACTGCAGCCCCCCTTTCGAGGGCTCTTCAAGGATAACATCCGGGCGGAGGGGGACTACAGCCATACATCAGAATAGGCCGCGATCCCGTTCCCAGTCTATTGGCATGGGCGGCATCTGACTACGCCGCGATCCGCCGGGTTTCCTCCGCGATAAGCTCCAGGTTCCGCCGTGTCCATACATGCCTGTAATCGTCACCAGACCATTGGAACGCTCACGCGTTGCCGGCTTGATCCAAACCTCGGACCAGGATTCCGCAGACCATCATGGCCAGCCAGCAGCCGTCGCTCCAGTAATCGTCCCGGGCACCGAGCCGTATCGCCGCACGCGCGGCAGCCAGCACGCCGGCCGCCGTCTCCGGCAGCATCCTCTCGATGGTACAGATGGTTTCGTCTTGACGGTGACTCAGGCGCTCAGTTTCATGGTTTGCCAGACTTTCGTCGTCTATCGTCACCGAAGCCTCATCAATAGCATCTATACGGTCTTCGATGGCTATAAGCTCTTCGAACAGAGCAATGACTTCCGCATCACGGCCGATGATCTCGACCGGTACCGCATGAAAGCTGGGCAGGGGAATCGAATCAGCAGCGGTACAAGAACATAGCGTAGACATGGGTAATCTCCATGGTTGCGTTAGACCTGATCGGGTGTTTCCAGCGCCCGATCGGGTCGTCTGACATTATGGTCTCGCGCCGGATGCTGTCAAACAGAATTACAACGGGGGGTGTCCCGTATAGGTAAACGTTTACGGGCGCGTGAGCATCGGGTCACTCGGGGTAAAACGTTTTGTGGAATATACGTACTGAGGCGTACTCAGAAAGACAATTGCATCCATGATGCCCGGGGCGGCGTGGGACTACGGCCATGCCGGCATGCTATGCGCCGGACGCAACCTTATTCAGCTTAGGATCACACTTCTCGCACCATGCCCGGAGCGGCTTGGCCTCTCGGTTCTCCTTCAGCTCCACGATGTCGAACCAGCGTTGCGCGTCGGCGGCGTGGCCGGGATCGCAGCGGACCCACAGAGGGGAGCCGCAGACGCAGCAGACGATCATCCGGCCCTCAGATCGCGTACGGCACGCTTAGGGGTTTTCTCCATTGCTTCTTCTCAGTCTCCTGAATGTCCCACTCCTGCCGGCGCAGCACGACGCCGTTGCGGCGGATGAAACCCAGAGCCAACGAGACCGCATCGACGTAATCGTCATGCGATCCTTTCGGGAATGCTGCGACCTCCTCGATGACGGCATCGGCCCACATGCGGTCGGGGGCCGATATCACGCCGCCGGTGTAGAATTCGATCCCGGTAGTCGGGTCCCTGAGCATATCACCGCTGAACAGATGGGAGACCGCCTTCAGCCGGGCTACCTTGGTCGCAACCACGTCGATCAGGATGGTTTGCCACGTGCTCGTCCCGAACAGACGGATGATCTCGTCGTGGACATCCTTGCCGCGGGTGCGACGCTCGATCAGCAGATAGTCCACCTTGCGGTAGCGGCAGATTTCCTCGACGTTCTTGACCAGCTCGGCCAGCTGACAGCGCCAGCGCGCGGCGGACGTGAGGATCAGCCGCGGCTCACCATCGAGCCCCGGATACGCGCCGAAGGTGACGAGCGCGTTGAAGTCGTTCTTGACGCCTTCCTCAATTGCAGTATCGAGGGCGGCGATGACGGTTCCTAGCTCGGGGAGCTCGCCTTGGTGAACCCCCCACCAATCACGCCGGATGATAGCGCCGCCGCGGATTGATGGTTCTTGTTGGTACTGACCGGCGTAAGCATGATCACCCAGGGCATGCCTCAGTTTATCGCACGCCTCTGCGGAGAACCGCTCCGGCCAGGCCAGCTCGCCTTCAGCCAGCGCCATCGGACTGCCGGGCTTGAGCTGGAGCTTGCCGCGGGCGTCGGTGAACAAACCATCGAGCCGGCGGCCTGATGAGGCATCCAAAGCGCGCGGGTCCATCCATTGCCGGACGGGCTCGCCGTCCCGGCCGCGCTCCAGCGTCACCGGGAAGATCCGCATCGGATCGAAGTGCATCGGCACGCAGCACCAATCGTACTCCCCGAACTTCGCCAGCGTGCCGGTGGCGTCGTCCTCGTGCGTCCTCTGCTGAATGGAGATGATTACGGAACGCTCGGCATGGTTAAGACGAGACGGCATAACCTCACGGAGCCAGGTGTTGGTAGTGGCCCGCACGATGTCGGATTCGACATCCAGAGGATTGTTAGCATCGTCAATGAGAATGAAATCGCCACGAAAACCGGTAGTAGCACCGCCGGACATGGTGACCACCCGCTTGGAGCCGGTCTTGTCATTCTCCACCAGCCCCGCATTGTCCTTCACCACCTTGAACCGGTGTCCCCACAGAGTCCTGTATTCGACGCTGTTGATCAACCGCGAGAACCGGCCTACATCACCGCCATTGTCGCGTTCGGCCAGCGCACCGGCGTAGCTCGCCGCGAGGAACCGTTCTCCCGGGCGGTTCCTCGGCCCCCAGAGCCAGGCCGGGAAGAACACGTTGGTGCAATAGCTTTTTGAGAATCCTGGCGGGACGTTGATTATTATCCGCTTGATGTGTCCGGCCTCGATCGCGGTGAAGACGTCGCACAGCAATCTGAGCGGCCAGCCATCCACCAATTTGGTCACCGGCTCGACCACCGGCCACAGCAGCTTCACGAAGGAGAGGAAATCCCGCTCGCAAACCACCCGTTGCCGCTTCAGCTCGGCTTCCCGCCGGTCGGCCCGGTCAAGCACGGCAAACATCTCACGAGCGGAAAGATCAGCGGAAACCGCGTTCCCCGGGCCCCGGTCTCTCACTATGCTCATCCTCGTCCCCCGGCTTTCAGCTTAACCGCCGCAGCTCCACGAGGAAGCTAATGCGCGCACTCCATGTCGTCACCGCCATTTCCAACCCGCTGCTTCTACGCTCCCGCATCACCCTCCACCAAGCATTCGCCGAGCACATGATCGCTTCCGGCGTCCACCTCACCACCGTGGAATGCGCCTACGGCGGCCGAGACTTCGAAACCGCGTCCCACCCCGGCCGCCACATCGGCGTCCGCGCCCCCGGCGAAGCCATCGTCTGGAACAAGGAAAACTTGCTCAACATCGGCATCGCCTCATTGCCCGACAACGCCGACCGCATCGGAACCTTCGACGCCGATATCCGCTTCCGCAACCCGAGCTGGGTCAGCGACTGCCTCAACGCGCTGGATATCCGCCACGTCATCCAGCCATGGGCCGACTGCTACGACCTGGGCCCGAACGACGAGAATATCGGCACCCACCGCTCACTCGGCCGGTTGGTAGCCGAAGGACACCCCTTCGATACCAAAGACCAGCCCGAAACCCGCCGCGGCCCGTACGACCGCCATCACCACCACCCGCCGCATCCCCGCCCACGGCCGATCCGCATCGAAGGACACCCCGGATACGCTTGGGCATGGCGCCGATCAGTGCTGGAAGCCACCAACGGCCTGCTGGAAACCGCAGCGATGGGTGCCGGAGACCGCCATATGGCCTACTCCTTGATCGGACACGCCTCCGACAGCTTCGAGCCGTCCCTGACCGACGACTACAAACTCCACATCACCCGGTGGCAGAACAAAGCCGTCCAAGCCGCCAATTACAACATCGGCCACTCCCGAGGGAGCATCGAACACTATTTCCACGGTTCGAAGGACGATCGCTCCTACCATTCCAGATGGCAAACACTCGTGAGACACCGCTTCTCCCCATCCTTCGATCTGGCGAAGAACCTCCAAGGCGTCATCATGCTATCCGGCAACAAACCCGAGCTGCGGGACGATATCCTCCGCTACCTCGCATCCAGAAAAGAAGACGCCAACTGCCTGTGACGCCAATCCTGATGCTCGCCCGGCACGAAGGCCTCAGCTCCTGGATCTCCGGCATGATCGCAAGAGGCCTCACATACCGGGCAATCAACGCCCTCACATATAACATGAACCCGATGGCGATCATGGTACTGGCCGCCATCGCCATCATCATCGCTTGGAACATGAGACACCGCTAGCACAACCACGGGTAGCGTTACACGCAATCGGAGGTAGAGATTCTCTGAGAATTTTTCAGCCCGGAATGCAGGTGGATGACAAGCGATTTTGCGAGCCCACCCCCGCCGCCGCAACGGGCGGGGCCTCTCTCGCAGGGTCCGGAACCGCTTCGGGTCCCTCGAAGCCGGCACCATCCTGTCTCAAGCCCCCCTTAAGCATCAGGTGCCTGACTGATGACGGATGCCACCTGGTGCCCCCTCGCGGGGTGCGTTCTCTCATGGCCTCAAGGTAAATGCATATCTGTTGCAGTGTCTTACCTGGCATCAGCGCTTTGATCAGCGGGATAAGCCGATTCTCCGGACACCGTACCGGGGCCTGTTTCAGCAGTGCCGCATCGGCGCGCCCGAGAGCTACCAAGCACCTGACGGCACGGCGCAATCTCTCTCCGGTCATGCCGATCGCACGTGCCGTATCGTTCCATGACGACCCGGAGGCCCTCAGCTCACACACGGCAGGCAACCAGGCCGCGGACTCATCGATCAACCGGGCCTCACGGACTGCCGATCTAGCTGCCGTGATCTTGCGAATGGCCTCGGCATCGCCAGCCCGCAATCCGGGATTACCGCCGATTCTTCCCTTGGCCCTGGCCTCCAATAGACCAACCTTGGTCAGATGGCCGTGGTCCGAACGCCACTCAACACCATGAATGCGGCCGTGACAATTCTTGCACACCCAGATCATCGGGGATGAATGACCCCCTATGTGATGCTTGTCAGTGGCTCTCTCATCACACCCGACAACAGAGCATAAACGATTGATATTACCCATGGACAAGACATGACACGTACAAAGGGCGTTTGCAATAGCACTCGTGCATGACGCCCAAACGGTCGTTTGGACAGTAGGCCGGGTGCTTTGTACGAGGCTGTAGAGGGCCGGATTCTATCCCGTGTCTGTGCGCGCGGCCACGAGGAGCGAACGAACAGGCATCCGGTGCGCATCCCGGCCATCCCCGATGTTCGATCACCGGTATGTGCCATTCCGGGAACATTGAGTTCCCGTCTCGGCTTTCCGGCAGTTACCATGGTTCATGGATGGTTAAGGTATGGTTACCGAGGGTAGTACCCGGGTTCACCGGGCGGGGATCGGTTTCGATGCGCTCGGTCGCACCGCGGTTGTCCCCGCCCGGTGCTTCCGCATCCCTGCGGGAGCTCTAATGTTCCGTGTATGTATATTCTGCTTCGTGTTCTACCAGGTTGATTCCGAGTTGTTTTGCAAGTTTAGTTTTGAGTGTTCTCCGTTCTTCGAACGTTAGATCCTCGAAGTCATTGATAGTCCGCACTTCTACTTGGTTCACTGGCCTGCCCCAACCGTATGCCATGAGGGTAGTTGCTGCGGCTACGCGTTCTCCGGGGACCTCGAGTGCGGCGGCGAGGGCTTCCACGGATTTGCGTGTGTAGGGTCTGGCTTCGTCGCGCGCGGATTGCTGTTGTTGCCGCCGTGAGGGCTTTGGGGGTTCCGGTGGTGTGGGGGTAGCGCCGCCGGCTGCTGCGGCTGCGGCGGCTAGCTTGGCGCGGTGTTTGGGTCGTCCTGCCATCTGAGGGTTTGGCTCCTTGCATAGGATTGATTGAAACAGAAGCCAAATACCACAATCACGGCTAGAGATGGAACGAAGAGCTCTGC